GTTACTTTAATCATATGTGGTAATTCTTTTACTGTTGGATCTTCACTTCCAGCTTCACTAGAACCTAAACCAATTTCCCAAGGTGATTCACTGGGAACATCATATGTTAAAGCAGTTATAAATCCAGGTTGTTCATAAACGTAACCACCTACTGTCAACTGTACCAAATTACCTCTCATATAGCCATTTGGACTATAATCTGGGGTAAGTGATGAGGCAAGATAGTTTAGTTTTTTATACATTGGAATAAGTTCTTGCTTTGATTGAGCAACAACTGTCCAAGATAATGAAATTTGTCTTGTAAACCCACCATAAGTGTAGAATTGTTCTCCTCTTCCTAAGTAATTAAATCCGTTCCATGTAGCATTATATGAATCAGACATTGAATCTATAAATGCTCTAAAGTGAATGTAAGTTTTAAAATTAGGAGAATCATTGTCTATAACAGCGATTCTAAATTTAACTAAATCATTTACATATTTTTCAGAAGCTACAGTTTCACTTCTATATACAGGAATAGATGTAATTTTATCTAACCCAGATTGATAAGTACCAAGTGGAGTAGTTCCTGATTGTACATTTATTGAAGGATAAGCTGAGTTGCCTGTAGATGTACCATCGGGATTAGCAAATTCAACACCTTTTTCATAATCGAAATAACTTTTACCTGAGCGTTGACCTGGATCTCCGAGTAATACTCTGTTTTCTATGTTTAATCGATTATAATTAGGAGCTTCTGGTGTAGCACCAGATTGTTCAGCTTTAGATTTTTCAGTACCTTGTAATTTAGTTCTTAAAATTGCTCTAAAATCTTGAATTTTAGGAGACGCTATACTACCTTGTCTTTCTGATGTAGTTGTAGGGTCATCAGGACCTATTTGAACTGTTTCATAGGGTTTAATAATATCTTGTTGATTATACGTCCAAGTATTATTAGCATGAATTTTATCTTTATTGGTTTCAGGAAAAGTTCCTGCTTTCTTTGGTAGGTAAACACTTATATTTGTGTTTAATTCGTATGTGTATCCAGCATCTACTGTTAATTCAGGAAATGATACGAAATCTGTTTCTTTTGTTGTATTAAACCATTCGTTAGAAACCCCTAGTGGAGGTTTTATTAACGAATTTCTATTAATTGGTCTTTGTGTTTGGTAAGTACCTGCGTCTATACTTTTACCATTACTGTTGTTTATTCCCGTTCTATTAACAGGACTTACATATCTTATACCAGTACTACCTATTCCTAAAATAGAACCAGGACCACCAGTATAAACCATAACGTTTTGTCCATCATTCAATTTTATACCATTTACAGTATAAGATTTATTTTCAACAAAACTTCCAGAGTAAAGTAATACTAATCGGTTTTCGTTATTGGGTTGATTATATTTAACTCTAGTACTGTATAAAGCATCGTTATTAGCGTATGCCCCAGTTTGAGCAAATGGGTTTATGCCTTGCTTATTTAAATGACCACCAAACGCTACAACACCGGCTTGAGCTAATGTATTTAAAGGTGAATATACACCTTCATTTAGTATACCACTAGTTTGTGTACGAGCAGCTGTACGAGATAATAATTGTTGTTTTGTAATAAACAATAAACCATTTGGTGATTTAGTGTCTGTAAACATTTTTCCTAAACGTTTAATGTCCGTTAAGGAATCTGATACTGCATCAATGCCACCTCTTAAAATAAAATCTTCACGTGCTCCTAAATCATTAAAGCTTTCAGGGATAGGAGTTTGAATATAGGGTTGCCCACTATACCCTCCTCCAAGAGTATCCTTCCCGTATCTTAGGGATTTAAGATCAGTTTTTAGATTTATTAAAGGCATTATCTAGGAGGATTATCCAAGTATTTTGGTGGAGTTTTTCCGTCTAAATCTAATTGTGATGCCGCTAAACTTTTTTGGTATTGGGTAAGTCTGTCATAAGCAACAGGTGTTTTACCATCTAAATCCAGTTGTGATGTAGCTAAACCTTTTTGGTATTGAGTAGCATTATCAAATGGTTGAGGGTTTTTACCATCCCATTGAGTTAACTGTGAACCCTTTTTAAGTAAATCTAATAGTCCCATAGTTTTTTGTTATAAATATTAAAATTATTGAGTCTTATAAGCACTAACGGACATCGCCGTACCTACCTTATTTCCATCAAGATAAACATTACCACCAGTTTTAACAACAGTTATAAGTTCTTGTAGTAAAGCTACCATTTCATCTGTTCTACCTAATTTGGTACCACCGGCACCTACTACTGTATCTTGAGGTAAAGTTTTAATTACATAGTCTTCAGCTTGTATTGCACCTCCTTCAATACCTTCTTTAATTTGGGCATCTTTACCAAGAACTGAGGAAATTGTTTTGCCAAATCCTTCAGCACCCAAAGTTTCTACTGCTGTTTTACCTAACCACCTACCAGCCATGTCTCCCAACACACCAGCACCTATAGTTCCTAAAGGTCCTAAAGCTGAACCTAAAATACCAGCTATTACACTACCACCAATACCACCAATAGCTTCACCACCTCTTATACCTATACTTTTATATATTTCATTAAGTGAACCACCACCAGCAATTAAATTATTAATGTCCTGGTTAGCAAATATACCTTCTAGTACTGAACTTATAACAGGGAATTTAAGGATTTTTCCTAAAAATGGTCCTATTTTACCAGCAAGTGCTTTTACTGGGTTGGTTACTTTTCCAAGAAGTTTACTGAAAAATCCACCACCCTTTTTAGTAGCTTGCTGAGTAACTTCTTCTCCTACTTGAGAAGTCATATTAGAGGTAGTACCTGTTGTTCCAGCAGTAACACTAGATGTTGTTCCACCAGTTGTTTCTCCACCCCCAACAGCTTGTGTAACGGTTGTAGCTGTTGATTTGGCAACATCACCTAAACCTCTAAACATTTTTGTGATATTTCCTATTTTACTAACTAAACCACTTCCTACTAAAAATAATAAAGCTTTAGCTAATAATTGAGCATTATCGGCTAGAAATTGGAATGCAGCGGAAATTGGTTTTAATATAGGAATTAATAAATCCATAGCTTCAGCTATTCTTTCATTAGCTAAAGCTTGTTTTTCGGCAAGTGTTGTATTTTCTTGTTGTCTTAATAATTCTTCACCACCAAATTCTTCAATTAATTTTTGTCTTGCTCTTTCTCGTGCAGTTAAATCTTGAATTTTATTTACTTCTGCAAGTCTAAGTCTAACTTTTTCATTTAGTTCTGCTTTATCTTTAGCATTTAGTTTTTGCATAGCAGCAGTTTCTTGTAAAGATGCAGCTAAATCTTCTCGCTGCATTCCTAAAGATTTAGCAATAGCTTCTTGTTGAATTCGGTTCATATTACCGAATTTAGCTGCTGTTATACCTTGATTTTTGATTTCTCGTGCTACACCTTCTAAGTCATTATTTAAAGCTAATCTTCTAGCTTCTTCTAAATTTAATTCTTGACCTGTAAGTAATTCTGCTTCTAATTCAGCTGATATTGATTCTTCAAAATTAAGTAATGAACCAGCAATATCATCTACTTTACTTAAATTTAATCCTAAATTTTTAGCACTTATAGATGCTTGAACTATATTCTTTCCAGTTCCTGTAGTTGATAGTTTAATTGCAGCACTTGCACTAGCAACATCTTCAGTAATATCCTGATATCTAATAGAAGTTTTATTAAGAGCATTACTTGCTATTACTTGACCTCTAAGTTGATTACCAAACTTTTTAGCATCTTGACCAGTAGATTCAGTAAATAAAGCTAATTTATTAGCACTTTCTTCTGATAAACCTAAAAATTTAACTTGGGATGCTAATTCTTCTGTGGTACTTGCACTAACAGTAGATGTAACACCTAATGATTTAGAAAAAGATTCTGTTGCTTTTTGTAATTCTCCACCCGTTAATCCTTTTGTTGAACGAGCAATAGTATTAAATTGTTTTACTAATTGTTCACTTTCTCCTCGGCTTTTATTTAAATTTCTACTTAATGAAACTATTCTTTCATCAGCATTTGTTAAACCAGCCACCATTCTTTCTACAGCAAACGCAGTTGCTATTTTTGTAAAAGCACCAGTTAGTTTTTTAGCACCCGCTGTAAAAGCATTTCCTCCTTCGGCGGCTGCTTCACGAGCAGAATCTGCGGCTTGTTGGAATTCACCAAATACTTTACTTAAGCCTGGAATTTCTTTAGTAAAATCAGCTAAATCATCAAATATTTTAGTTTGTTGATTTATTTGTTCAAAACTTTTTGACAATTTTGCAGCTTCGTCAGCTGATGCCTCAATTGTATTTGCTGTTTCTTTTAGTGTTACTAATGCTTTATCTATAAAAGCTTTTTCTTCTTTAGTAGCACTTAATCTTTTTTCTTCTAAAAATGTAATTTTTGAAGCTACACGAGCTTGGTTTTGTTGAAGTTTACTTAATTTATCTTCAAAAGATGTTTGTGATTTTCTATTTTTAAGTTGTTCAACAGTATAACCTTGAAGTTGTTTTGCTAAATCAATAGCTTCTTTTGTACTTTCAGTATAAGCTTCAACTGATTCTCCGGTAAATTCAGCCGCAGCTTTAGCATTATCTTTTAATGCTTTTGCTAAATCTTGTAATACAACTACTAATGAAGCGGATTCTTTATTGAATTCCTTCATTTCTGCTGCTGCGTCTGATATGCCGGTTTTTTTAGCCATATGTTATAAATATTAAAAGGCATCATTTTTTAGATGCCTTTGTAATATATGATGGAGGAGTTTGTTTTTTACTCATAGCTCCTACTGATTTCATATTTTCAATAGATTTTTTAACGTTATCGTCTTGTTTATTTTGTTGTTGATAAAATCCGTTAATTTTATTATATGTAAAGTTTCGTAACCAAATAGGCATATTATAAATTGTATCCCAACTATAACCTCCTTTTCCATGAAAAACTACTTCATGGATTTGATTAAAAACTGATAATCTATACTCTGGAGTCAGGCCAAAAAAAGGTAACTCCGATTGGTAGATCGACGTCCTCCTCAACGCCGTCTGAATTTGTTATAGACACGGTTAAATTAATATCCGGGGATAATTCATTATAATATTGTCTAAATGCTCTAGCGTCTTTAGCTAAGAAATAATTATTTACAAATTCTCTAATATCTTTAGCTTCAGATGAACCGTTTACACTAGTAATCATATGAGTTAAACGAGTAGTTACATCATTTGTAAAATCTTTATTGATCTTTTTTAAACCTTTAATTTCTGAGTCAATTTTATTTTCATCTCCATGACTAAGAATTTTAAATGTTAACACATTACCTGTATTAGGTAAAGTAAAAGTAAAAGAGTTTTCTGTAGCTTTTTCAAAGTCAGGATGAAGAGGTTTTGGTTCAATAGTACTTAAATCTACCTCTTGTTTTATTCCGTAATATTCAAATTCATATGAGGCACCGTATGATAAAATACGAGCAGCCATCATAATAGCATTTTTATCTCCAACTAATAAATCGTTATAGTTAATTTTATCTACTATTAATGATTGTAGTAATTTATCAATTACTGTACCATTTTTAATAAAATTCTGGTTGGTTAAAATGTCTTCTTCTTTAGCGGTCATGTACTTCATTTCTATTTTTCCAGAAGATAGAGAAGAATCTTTTGAGTACAATAAACCTTTTGAAGGTAAATCGATTGTTTCTGTTGGTAGTTTAAATTCGGCCATAAATTGTTTTTATTAATAACTTTATTGTCGTATATAAATATATGAGAAAAAAAGAAGCTCGCGAAAAATCGCGAGCTCTTTTAAATTTATTTTTACTGATTAGAAATTCAACACGCAGTAATCAGGTTGAACTGTCATAGTGATGTTTACGGCAGTACCATCATCATCCCAGTTATAATCACCAAAGTTTGATTCGGTAATTAATGCACCTTTAATAATCCATTCTGATACGATATCGCCTACAGGTCCTAATACGTCGAAGGTTAAGTCTTTCTTGTAGAAATCACTATAACCATCACGACCAGTTACTGATTCGTGGTGTAAACGTACCCATTCCATTACAGCTTGAGCGCCTGAAGGAGTGATAGGATCAAATAGTGTAAACTGAATAGTACCCCAAGTTGTTTTACCCTTAACATAACGTTGAACGTTAATGTGATTAAGAGCTACTGTGCTTTGAGTTAAGTTTACAGCGCCCACACCTTTGATTTCATAAGCAGGAATACCATCGATATACATGATGAATCGGTTGGTTTGCTTTGGTTCAAAAGCTGTGAAAAATATTTCGTTTGGATCTAATACTGCCATTTTATTTTATTTTGTTATAAATATTCAACTTTTAAAAAATTACGCTGGGAAAGTTGCTCCAGTAGGTAAGATGTTGAAATCCAAGTAAATGAATTCAGCAGTCTTAGTCGGTTGTAAGTAAATTTGACCTACTAACTGGTTTCTATCAATTACGTCTGGAGTGTTGTTTGAACTATCCATGATTACCTTGAACGCGTACAAACCTTGACGTTGTTGTACTGATTCTAAGTATGGATTAACTTGACTCAAGAATGTATTTCTAGTAGCGATAGTATTTTGTTCGAATACTAAGTTTTGAGCTACTTGAGAAATGTAAGACTTAAGAGAAATTAACAATCTGCGAACATTAACACGATCAAGTGCTGAAGCAGCTGTTTGAAGCGTTTTCTGACCATATACTACAGTACCAATACCAGGGAATGTAGCGATTGGGTTAACTTTATTTGTGTATAAAGTATCGCGATTAGCTTGAGATAATTTCTTTTCAGCTCTTACTACTGTACCTAATCCACCTCTGTTAATACCGGCAGGTGCGAACCAAGGTTCAGAAACTGAATCGTTGTAAGCGTAAACACCACCAATCATTGTTGAGGCAGGTACCCATACTAATTGAGCTGAATCTGGATCGATTGTTTGAACCCAAGGCCAGTAAGCAGCAGCGTATGAACTGTTTTTAGCATTTGCGGCAGCAGTTGTTGCTGCAATACTTGAGCTATAAGGTACTAAGTCAGTTACGTAAATTGCATCACCTCTATTCTGTGTATTAGAGATAATTGTATTTACACCTGAAGAACCTAATGGACCTTCTGAAGCAAATAAACCAGGAGTTAACAACACGTTGTATCTGTAATCGTCAACGTTTGCCATCAAGTTAATCATATTAGTATAACTTGCTGTGTTTAAACCTTGGATATTAGTTACACCAGATTTAATATTGTCGTAATATTTAGCACCTCCTCCAACAAACAAACTACCAGTAGCAGCACCGAACGATCCGGAAGCATTTACAGGAATTGAAGATGTATATTGTGATTTTGCGATACCAGTATTATCAAAATAGAATGGTGTAGGAGTTAATACTGAAGAAACGTAAACGTATCTTGAAGCGTTAGGATAAGTACCAACTACTTCAACCTGATTGTCTCCAGAATTATATTGTTTGTATTGATCACCAATTACTTTAGCTACATAGTTAGGAGCTGTAGGATCCATTGACAAGTTAGTCCAACTTTCTAACACAATAGGAGTATTAGCGTTATCATTACCTTGTCTAACCAATAAGCTAAATGTTCCTGATGATGTATCAGAATTTGTAATTTGCCATCTAACGTTATCGATAGAACCAGAAACTAATGAACCACTTGCATCCATACTACCAGTGTTATTCATGATAGCACCTTGTGAAATAGTTTTAAGTACTAAAGCTTCTACAGATGCACTTGCATAAATAGGAGTACCTGAACCTGTAGCTGTTGTTGCGCTTGTGAATGAACCTGTTACTACTCTTGATACCAATAATGTTTGACCACCGTTTGCAAAGTAATTGTAAGCTGCAATAGAGGTAAAGTAAGTGTAGACTTGGCTAGCACTTAAGAAAGTAGTACCAAATTTGTTTTGATAATCGCTATAAGAAGTAACGATTGTCGGAACTTCAACCGGGCCTTTAACTGTTGGACCGATAAGTGCGGCTCCTACAGTAACTGGCTGTTGGGTAATAAATGACTGGTCGTTTTCAAGCGCTAATACACCAGGAGATATTAATGTTTCTGCCATTGTTAGATGTTAATTAATGTTTTGTTATAAATATGTTAAGTCTTTTCAAAATGTTATCTTGGGACTATTTCTCCCGTGGATAAATTTATGTTCGCATCACCATATTTTTGCTGTAACAAAGCACCAATTTCTAATTCGGCCTTTTTAATTTGTGATAACTCTTCGATTAGTTGTTCTTTTTGAAGTTCAAGATCTTGTATATTAATTTCAATCACTCCAAACTTTTCAATCAAATCTCCTCGTTTATTATTTAATTCTTGTAATTTAGATAACTCTTCTGGTGCTAGAACTTTATTTTCCATATTAATAAATATTAAGTATTCTATTAAGAGAATTAATTACTTGAGAGGATTCTATTGTTTTTGTACACTCAAAATGTCGCGGAGTATCTTTATAATCTGGGCACCATTCCCAATCACCTGGATCTAACC